GATTGGGGTTGCTGTGGTTGTAATATTCTGGATAGTATTAACTACACCAGACGCTGTAACAGAGAAGTTAGTAGCACTAAAGGACGCTACGCCAGCAGCAGTTGTAGAAGCCGCAACACCTTGAATTTCATTACCAACTACCGTTACACCGTTGGTTCCTGTATAAGTTCCAGCACCAGAGAACTGCGTAAAACTAATATTGTCTGTGCCAATTCTAATACCTTTATCAGGAGTAGTAGCTGTACCAGCAGCATCTACAATCCAACCAGTATTATTTTGAGTACCAGTATCAATAAATACGAAGTCACCCGCCGCTACCTGACCAGCAATACTATTGTTAGCATCTGTGGCACGGGTCAAAGTGATGGTAGCACTAGGCGTAGTGCTAACAAAATAAATACCGTTATGAATAGAATTAGCCTGGTTCTTAATAAGAACACGGTCTAAATACGCAAGAGTAATCCCGTCAATTTGCTGTGTGGTTATTACTAAGTTAGCCCCAATGCCTAAACCTTGTGACTGGTCAGTCGTACCGTTTGTATAAGTAACGCTTCCTGTAAGCGCCACTTTAGAGGCTACACGACAATAAGGATGAACATTAAGACCTTGAGCAGTAGCATCTACATATGCTTTATTAGTAACATCTGTGGGGGACGTAGCAGTAGAAGTTACTGTCATACGGGTAGCATTAACAGTCGTTACGGTTACGGTTGTAGCGTTTATTGAAGTTGCGGTAACCGTTGGCGCAGCTACAGTTCCTGTAAAAGTATTAGCAACGTTAAGAACAGCGGCTGTACCAGATACTTGAGATGCAGTAATAGTAGGGATATCAGAAGCGACTAGTGACGTACCAGAAGTAACAATGCCTTTATTATTTACCGTAACTTTAGGGTATGTACCTGTCGTTACCGTAGATGTAGCCAATACAGTTGCTCCAGCAGTACCTGTAATAGCGCCTGCAAATGATGTAACCTGTGTCAAAGCTGTGCCACTTACTTGGGTAGCGGTAATAGAAATACCAGTTTGGTCAAGACCAACTTGTTGTAAAGGCTCATTCCAAGTAAGAGGTGGTTGTACAGAAGCCATACCAGCCATAGCACCAGTGTTGCCTCTAGGGATACCAAAGGTAATAAGTGGAGCAACAGCACTGCCTGTAATTGTAGCAGTAGCAGTGCCTCCTGGAGATACTGTTGTAGCCGTTACTGTAATTGCTGGGGTGGTTCCAATTGGACCTTGCGGACCAATATCAGTTCCCGTAACAATTACTGTTACATCATCAGCCATTAGTTAACCTCCGTTACCTGTCTGTTAGCAAACACTAAGCCACGAACAAGTGTGTGGTTCCAAGTATTGTCTGCGTTTTTAAGTTGAATATCCCAGAAACATTTAAGAGGAAGGTCCTCAGTCTGGGCTGAAGTTAGTGATAGTCGAACTTTACCGTTAGGTAAGTCTACGGCTGTAACAGCAAATGTTGCCGCAATCATAGGTGAGCCTGGGTATGTTCTAGCCTGAGCGCTTACAGTAATAGCCGTTAAGTCATACGGGAAGTCAAATACGCGAGTCCAGGTATCGCCCTGAGTAAGAACAATATCGTAAACACCAGTATTGCTTGGAAGGGGGGTGCGACCCTTCATGTTGTTTTCAATGTATACGCGCTCTGGTTGAGTGCTATCGTCAATCTCTTGAGGCATGTAGACAGGTACAAGTTTATTAGTTGTACGAGAAACGCGGCGTAACACGCCCATTTCAATACGCCACAAGCCAACATTAAGCGCAGCGCATAGCTCTTTGTACTGGTCTTTACGTTGAGCAATAATATTTGAAAGTTGGTTAAATCGCTGAGCACGAGGGATTGTAACGCCATCTGGAGCCTGGATGTTAATATCAAAGGCAGCATCTGTAGCAAGTGCCCATAGAGCCTCTACAGTGGCTAGGAGAGCCACAGGGTACTCTTCTACGGCGGGGATGTTAGCGATGGTCACTTCACTACCGTAAGCGTCTGTACGGTTCGTTGTGTGCTGTGTAACGGCAGTGTTGACAAACGTAGTAAGTTCGGTGGTTGTAAAGTAGCGGTAGTTAGTTCCCGTAATAACAATTACAGCATTTTCTGCAGGGGCGGTAACAAAGTGAATCATGCCCAAGTTTTCTTCTACTGTGAAGTCCGCAGGATTGGCTTTAGCCGTACCGTTTACGGTAACTGTTAGATAGGTAGCATCCACAGGTTTAACGTTCATATAAAAATCTTTAGTAACGCCGTCACCAGTAAGGGTAGTGGTGAATTGTTTGGCGTTATCCCCAAGTTCTAAACGAACCCTAGAAAGGAGGTCGGAAAGTACAGCCACAAAAACTCCTTACGTGCACTCTAATAAATAATGCCTTACTTTGGCGAAAAAATCTGCCTAAAATAGAAATGGTGGGCACGAAGCCCACCATCCTAAAACCTGCTTAGACAACTCCAGCGAGGTATCCTTTTTCTTCAAGGTGGCGAGCCAAGTCCTGAGCAACTTGGTACTTCTGACCAGCACGGAAGGAAAAGTAATTTCCAGCGCCGAAAGTCATATTTTCAATATCTTCAACTACGCGGATGGTAACAGATTTTTCACCGTTATCTACTATAGTCGGCTCATCAACAATAACGGTTACCTTGTTAGGTACGGTAGCGTCGATTACCTCAGTCTCTAATGCGACTGCTTTTTGTGCGGTAGCCATTGCCATATTCTGAGCGGCTTCTGCCTGCTCATCTGCAAATGCTGCCTGCTGTGCTTCACGCTGACGACCAGTTGCGTCGCCTGGTTTTGCTTTTGATGTTGCCATGAGTGTTTTCTCCAATGTTAGTGTCTGTTAAAAGCAGAGAGGGGGCTTGCGCCCCCTCTCTAGGGGTCTTAATTAGTTGGTTTCAGCAACTACGATTGCCTGGTCGGTGATTAGACCAAGACCGAAGATTGAGTACCACGCAAGTGCGTGCTCACGTCCGAAGTCTAGGATACCACCATCGCGCAATTCCACAGGAAGTGAGATAGCGTGACCGAAAGCGTTGTCGCCGATGAAGATTGCTGAGTAACGGTCAGCAGAACCTGCACCAGTGAAGGTTGTTGGGGTTGTGTAACCGCCACCAGCAGAAACTACTGGAGTAGCAACTGCAGTGTCGCCTGCGTAACCTGCGCCTGCGCCACCTGGAACCTTGAGAATCTGAGTGGTCTCAATGAATACGGTGTCGTAAAGGCGACCGATTTCACCAAGCATGAAGTTACCAGGAGCGGCGTACTTCGAAACTTCGATGAATTCAGGGTTGTCACGAAGAGCACGGCTCTGGTGAGGGTGTACGAATGCGACGTAAGTTTCGCCCAATCTTGGGATATTCTTGGTTGCAAGGGTTTCTACAGCGTCCTTAACGGTTGCGGTGGTTAGAGAGTAGTTACCCGTCAAACCTGCACGTGAAGCGCCCTTTGTACCCTTGTCGTACCAGTTGTTAACTGCTGATAGACCTGTGCGGTCGTAACCGTAGATTACAGATGTTGCACCGTAAAGGGTGTCGCGTGAAATCTGGTCTAGGTAGATAGCCATGTTGCGACCCAATAGACGGGAAGCAGATGCCATGACATCGTCGAATGAAGCATTTAGCAAGAGTTCTGACACAGCAAGAGCATAACCATGCTCAGAAACTGTGATTGAGAACTGCTGTGCAGTCAATGCGTTGGTGCTCATGCGAACACCTTCAACCAATGGCTGTGCAAAGCCAAGGTTGTTGTATCGCATGAAGTTAATCTGAAGACCTGGTGCAACACCAAGTTCAGTCTTCTTTACAGCAAACTGCTCAAAGCGAAGAATCGGCATAGCCTGGAAAAGGATTTCCTTTGACCAGATTTGCTGAATCGCCTGAGTTAGCTGCGAGTTTGTGCCTGAGTAGGCGGTAGGTGACGCGGCGAGATTGCCTGTACCTGTTAATGCGCTAGCCACTTGTGGACTCCTTGTATAGTTTTGATTGTTAAGTTGGGGTATTAACCGAACAGACCGTTAGAGCGACCCTGAGCGGTTGGGCTCAGGAGGCTGTCTCGATACTTAGCGTATTCAGCCAACGACATGGACTCAATGTCCTGTGCCGTAAACTGACGTGTACCAGTTTCGATGTCAAGAGGTCCCGCGTTTGGCGGAGTTGTTACTCTTGTACCAGTCATATCCCGACGAGCAGCTTGCATAGCTTGCTGTGCTGCATCTAGGATACTGGATGATTTAGCCTTTAGTCCTTGAATACTCTGTTCAATTTCGTCAATTGAGTTACCGCTAATCATGTCTACAAGTTCTGGGATGATGTTATCCCGCTCTTGTTCTAGACGACTGTTACGGTAATTCTGAATTTCTGCAAACGTTTTTTCTCGTTCCAGTAGAGCAAAGGCACGCTCGCGCTCGTTGCGCTCACGCTCCAACTGCTCGTTCCATTCGGATTCTTTAACTTTTAAAAGGTCCCGAAGTTCAAGCTCTTCCTCTTGCTTACGCTTAGTCTCTTCTGCTAACTGTGCGTCAAGGGCGGTTTGTTCAGCCAACTTGCGGGCTGATTCCTCTTCACGTTCGCGTTTGATAATATCAAGTTCTTCTTTGAGACTATTGATTTGAGGATAAAGTTTGTCCTTCTCCTGAGTACGAACTTTTGCCAAGTCTTCTTCAGTGTAGAATTTTTGACCGTTCGATGAGATAGCAGTTGGTGCGTCAACGCCCGTTTCTGCTGCCACTGGAGGGACATTCGCTTCGGCATTAAATGCTTCAACGTCTGCGTTTACAGATTGGTTCATTATATTTCCTTAGTTTTCTCTGGGTCGTTTTCCGAATTATTAACACAAATGACCTAACGTATATTTCTATATTAATTTTTGTACAATTTGGTTCGTTTGTCTGTTTAAACGCACGAATTAATCGTAGTTTTCTGACGGAACCTTCCTATTAGGAATGGTGGTTCCGTAAGCCTTTGTGACCAAGTCCACACGTAGTTGCTGTTCAGCCTCTGCGCTTGCAACTGTTGCTTGGTCAATAACTGGTGGCATCATTGGGGGTAAGCCACCCTCTTGTCCGCCCGCAGGAGGACCTGCTGGATTACCGATAGGAGTAGGCTGACCGTTAAGACCGCCTGAAAGCATGCCCGTAAGGCTAGCAATAGTGTTTTCAATCTGAGTCTGTACCAGTTTGACAGCACCGTCAGCCTTAGCATCAAGTAGAAGTTCCATACGGATTTCTTCAAGTTTTTCTTGTGGGAACTCTTCGCCCATAGTGCGTAAAGCACCCGCCTTTGATTCCAAGCCCAAAGACATCATGGTCTGGACCTCGTTAAGAAGAATTAGTTTATCCAAAGGCAACGGCGGCATAAAATGCACGTAGTTTTGGTAGGTAATTGGGTCGTTAGGGTCAAGCATCTCTGCTTCGCCCTGCTGTAGTGTTCCCTCAATAGTAGGGTTCCACACCAATGTTTCTGGTTCTTTAATAGCAAGATTTAACAGAATAAGTTCATTAATACGTTGAATACCGCGACCATACTGGGTAGTCTTTTGGTTCCACTTGTTCATCAACGGTTGGAAAGTAATAGAAAGAGCAACGCCTGATGTGTTAGAGATAGGAACAGCCTGACCAAGGGCAGTCTCAGGGACACCAACCATCTCGTGCATAGCTTTCTTCATAAGGGCTAGGAAGTCCATAGCGCCCTTTAGACCCTGTGCACCACCCTCAAGGTTTTCTACCTTAGCGTCTTTAGGAAGACCGCCCCAAACTTTGTTAGCGCCTTTTTCAAGTTGGTTAGCCTTGGCTCCGATAATAACTGTGACGGGGGCGGCGTGGTAGTTAACAATATCGGCAATATCTGTCGAAACTTCGTTGTACGTTCTATTGACTGGGATGATGTCGTGGCAGTCTGATAGTCCCCATGGCGAGCCTGAGATTCGAACGTTTGGAATGTGAATGACAGGAATAATGCCAAGCGGATTTGGGCGCGAGTCAATAAGTTCGTCATTAATGTATTCCTCAATAATGTCATCTGTAAGGATTTCCGTGTATGTGAAAACCTGACGCGTGCCCTCTAGTGATGTTCCCCAGAAACGATATTTAAGTTTAAAACGGATAAGGCGTTCACGGTCGTGCGGGTGAAATTCAGGAAAACAAAAAGAAGCATTTAGCGGTAGGACACGAACTTTACCTGGATGGAACCGACCGATAGTATCAGTATAGGCTTCTTCATAAGCAACTTTAACAAAGCAGTCTCCAGATACAGAACCCTGCTGACCCATTTCCCATAGGACGGTCTTCTTGTCGTTGTCTACTTCCCAGACGCGTTCTAGCAAGTCTGGTACGATACCTTCAGTCTGCTTAGGGCTACGGAACTGTACGCCTTTGCTGAATGAGAAGTTAATGATGTAGTCTGTAAGCGCACGGTAATAGTTGAACACCATTTGGGTTTCGCCAGCCTGACGGCGGTAAGATGTGTGGTGACCTAGGTACATAGCCCAGTTAAGTGAGTAACGGTTTAAACGAGGACCGTGGACCTCAAACTCTTCATCTGCAAGTTCTACAAGACCAAGAGGAGAAATTGAGATAGTTAAGTCAGACGACGCCGCCCTATAACTGGGTGGTGAGAAATCAATACTCACTAATCATCCTCCCTATCTAATAACATAAATAATACCACAGTTTTTAACCGCGGAATTTCTCCCCAGCAATAGTGTTCTTGCCAATGGGTTTTG